ATTCCTTTACCTTTACAGAATACGTTAGACCTAATTGCTCTTTTAATCTGTTCCTTTGAGTATTCCATCAATAATCATGTTTAAGTAAGTAATAAAAAGAGCAAGTACTAATGCAAACATTCCTAGATACTTAGAAATTAAGTATAGGCAAGTCATAAAACCAAAAGCTACATTTATGAATTTAAGTAACTTTAAAATATTCCTTTTCATTTAGGTATGAATTTAATTGGTTCATTAGTTTCATTTCCATTGTAATCTAGAAGTTTACCGCCTTTTTCAAACCACACTTCAACGTGCTTGCTTCTATAGTTTTGTACTAAAACCTTAATCTTGTCCTGCACATCTTCTAGGGAGAGCCACTCCCCGTGACCGATGTCCTGCCACGGGGTGTACTCATTGAATTTGTTGATAAACCTACGTTTAAGCGTATAATCAGAACGGAAGGGCGTTGCTTTCCTCTTGGGCATATTCTTTCTTACTTACATGACCTTGTTCTTTCTTTTCAGCTAGTGTAGATGGCTTACCATCTGACCAAAATACCTTCCCTGATCCGGTGTAGAACTTAGGCTTCTTTGCTTCTCTGTCCTCTTTGGACTGAGATACATAAGAGTTTACATTCTGACCCCATTCGTTTGAGGTATCGTTCTGACTAATGGTGATAGATACACCTTTTAGATTCTTTGCCTTTACTGTGTTTAGTAAAGTTTCTAGTGTTTCCTGCTTTAGGAAGATCTCTGATAAATTTGCCATTGTTTTTGTTTTTTAGTTTGTAAAGTAATATTAATTGTTTGATTTTAAAGATTCTAGGAATTGGTCATATTTTTTCATGAAGTCATCAAAGTTTTTTACTATCCAATACTGACCTCCAGAACTTTCTATGTTTGCTTGGTAGATTTTCTGATCTTCAGACTGCCTGTCTTTACCTATCTTGACTTCTATTTTTACCGACCTTCCTTGGATGGTTGCTGATATATCGGAAGAGCCTTTTGTTGCGGTTGACTTGCCCCAGGTCATTGTTCCGATTGTCTTGGTTCTTCCTAGCACATCTGTGACTTGCTTCCGGTTATCTATTGGTCTACCCATCGTGTTGATTCGCTCTGCTTGGTGATTGCACAGCTGTAGGTAGTCAAGTATGCACTTTGTAAGTCCATTTGCAGTAGCATCAGTATACTTTGGTAGTGCAATTGCATATCTAGGTACATTTGGATGATCGCTAATACTAGAGTTTAGCTTGAGTTCTTTAAGTTTGTCTAGTGGTTTCATATAGGGGGGTAGGGTAGATTTAAAAGGGAAGATCAAACTGTCTTAAATGCATCCAAGGTTCTTTAAAGTCGCTACCAAATCGGCATAGAAATTCAAATGCTAAAATCCTGTTATCTTCTCTCATTTTTAGCCAATATCCTTCTGCGGTGTAGCGGTCATAAATACCTGGACAAATGTCCATAAACTTATCCCAGAATACTTCAAATGGGATTTCTGTAATCTCATCTAGTGCTTCAATCATTTTTTTAAGTTTTTTTGTTCTTCAATTTTTATGTGACATCGTTTACAAACAGATATTAATTCATAAAGTGGTTCATCATAAATATTATTATAAGTTAAATGATGTACTTCTTGAGCTGGATTTGTAAGACAAGCTTGGCATAAGTAATTATCTCTTTCTAAAACCTTTTTTCTTTTATTATTCCATTTGTCTGAATTTAGGTATTCATTGTATCTGTCCCAAGCTTCATCATTTTTGATTCTGTGCAAATCCATAATAACCTTTTTATAGAATTCATCCTTTAGATATCTTAAATCCTTGTTAAATTCCTTTAAATCATCAAAGTTTTCTACCAATGATCTTTTTAAATCCATTGATAATTCTCCGCAACAGAAACATTGTTTCCTTAAATTTTGAATGCCATCTTGCCTGGTAAACTTTACAAACTGCATATCATGAGATAAACATTCTATTTCAACTACTGCATACTTGTATCCTTTATCACCTTTGTAATAATATTTTGCTATTACATTGTTCGATTTATGATTAATGTAATTCATTTTTTTAAGTGTTTATAAATCGTTGTCCTACTCACATTTAGCATTTCAGCAAGCTCTGATCTATTGAAGTCAGGAACTGCTTCCTGTATCTGCTGTATTTTTCTTTCAATCGTCTCATTTTTCAATGAACGAACCAACTCACTCAATTCGCCTGTTTCCAATGAATTTACCTTAATCTTCTTTGACATTGCAATAAAGTAATTACTTAATTTCTCAGCCTTAAGCAAACTATCCTTGCTAATCCAATCAAATCCTTTGCCTTCGTTATAAGCAGTAATCGAGTTAATTATCAGCGCAAATCTAGGGATGTAAGCTTTCTGCTTACTCAACATTGACTTCACATACTCAGAAATATCGTCTGAGTTCTGCATATCTGTGATGTTGTTAAAGATTCGCTCCCATTCTTTTTCAGCCTCAGAGTCAAACTTAATTATCCTAGACTCAATGTCTCCAAACTTATTCAACTGCAAGATTTCTTTTCGAATCAGGTTATAGAACTGAGACATATAAGCCTCGTACCAATCCAAAACCTCCTGCTCAATCGCATTTCTGTTGTAATGCTCAATCTCCTTATCAGGATAGCAAACTAGCAATCTGTCTAGAAATCCATTGTCCTTGTTTTCCAAAGTAGAAATCTGAGAGAAGATTCCAGGTTGTATACCACCAAGTACAGGAATCAAAGGCGACTGAATAAAGCTACTCTTTGCAGTTTTTCTTGTTAGAATCGCTTGCTGATTAGACCAACATGAGAGCCAGAATTCCAAGTCAGATCCAGGCTTGTACTTATTCATATCCTTAATCCATCCGTTCAGCTCATCCTTAAATACTGCAATGCCTACTTCGTTTTCCTCGTGGAGATCCGCCAACGCTTCGACCGTTACATCGTTAACAATAATCTGCTTTCTAATTGGCTCCTTAATTTCCTCTACATCCTTTTTATCCTTAGAACTTAGCTTCTCGTATTCTTTGTACTTCTTGTATTCGTTCTGGTAGTGCTTAATCTCAAAACTATTTTTCTTAGCTAATGGAAATATAACCGCATTTATACTAGGGGTTTTTCCTAGACCTGCTTTGCCAATTAAACCTAGCCAAATGTTTACTGACTCCCTCCATCCAGTTTTTACCTCCACCTTGCAAGCATTTCCAATGCAAATTGAAATGTACCAAAGTAAACTGCAACCCATGTAGTCTATAGAATGGTTTAGAGTTTTTTGATTTAACAGAATATAATTCTGCAATGACTCAGGGAACACTTCAATCGGAAATATTAACTCCTCCTTTGGTATCTCAATTCGCTCAATCTCTACCTTTCTAATTTTTCGTTCTCCATAGCCAGCCTTGTATAATTCCTTTGCAGCTTCGGAGTAATTTCCACCAAAGAACTTCCAAGAGTAGATAGCAAACGGACTAAGCGGAGTCTCGTGAGGATAGATCGTAGCAGTGGTAAATATGTAGCATAATCCACTATCCTTGTAAATAAATCCGTGCAATGCATCCTTGCTTCCATTCTTGCGTAGAACTACGCGATCAGATAGGTGCTTAATGGCACTAAATTCGCCCTGTAAGAGGTCTATAGCCTTGTTCCTATAGTTGTAGTCATCCCAAGGTGTAAGACCGCTGTAATCGGCTTCTTTTGGCTTCGTTTCATCTACCTTCTCTTCGTAGTGAAAGTACTTGCATAGATTCATTAACAAATCGCGTTCTTCAACTGTGATTTCTTGAATTTCCTCATAAGACAAATCGCTTACTTGGTGATCGTAGATGTAGATGTATCCGCCTGTGCCTCTAGTCTCAATCAGAGCTTGAGAATGTCCCTTCAGAGTAGCTAGCTTTCTGTTTCCTTCTACCTTTTCGCAACGGTAGATAATATGGTATCCAGAGTTTACTGTCTTGTAGATTACAAACTTCCTAGCAAAGTCATCGATGTAGTCAGATACAAATGCAATGAACTCATTCCAGAATTTCTTACCCTCTTGTACACTAGGAAAAACTTTTAGGTCTATGTCTATACATTCAGTACCATAAAATCCTGTAATAATACCATAACCTTTAGTTTTAGACTCTAGCCTTTCTAACTCTGCTTTTTCTATCTTTTTTGTCTGGTATTCCTTCCATAAAATGAGCGGTTTTTTGCCTTCTGATATGGGCATTACGCTAAATCCAGCGTTAAGTAAATTGATTGCTCTTCCTAAAGTGACGTTCATGTGATTTTACAAAGTTTTGAAAAATATGGGGGGGGGAGGGGTATTTTTTGGCTAAAAGTGTACACTAAGTTTACACTAAGTTTACACTGAGTGTAAACCCCTAAAACCCTTCATACGTTATAATTTGACCGATTTTTGGCACTTTTTTGGCTTAGGTTTACAAGTTTACACTTTTTTTCGTAATGTATTTTTTTTTACCTACTGAAAATTTATTTTTTTTCATTTTTACCAAAAAGTGTTCAAAGTGTTCACTTATTGCGTTTGGAGCCAATAGAGGCCGATTTTGGTTTACACTTAGTGTACACTTAGTGTACACTTGTGTACACCCCTTCGCGCATCTTTCTTACCCAGTATTCGACCTGCCCATAATTTAAATCTAGCTTGTAAGAAATAGTAGCAATTCTACTTCCTTCTTCCCACAATCGTTGTACTTCTCTAAGATTTTTTATTGTTATTCCTGGTCTTCTTCGGTAACTAGTAAGTTTTAGAATCTCACAAATCTGGTGCTTCTTTAAAGAAGTCCGTTCTCCGATTGCTTTGTATGTTAGTCCGTTTTTATACATCTCAATTACCTCATCAGCTAATTTTAGGTGTGCTGCTGTATTTTTAGCTCGCTCATTAGTCTTTAGGTAATCTTTGTAGATGTAATTGTTTACAACATATTTAGATACACCTAGGATGGTCGCAATATTCTTATTAAGGATCTTTAGCTTGTAAAGTCTTATTACCTCTGTTTTTTGTTCTTGTGTTAGTGATGTCATTGTCCGTATGTTTCTTTGTAGTATTGTTCTGAATTAATTTCACCAACATCTTCATGTTGTATATCTAAATCAATTATTTTATAAGCCTCCTTAATCTGCTCCTTTTCAATCTGCTTGGCTTGTTTATATACTTCTTTAATATCTTTTGCTAAAATTCTTTGATAAAACCAATCTACTGCTGTCTGTTTCATTTGTGTTATGTGTTTGATTTAAAATATTTTAATTTCCACTACTTTACTAGGGGGGGGGTGGGGTCTGTAATTTCCACTATCTCTTTTAGTTGATTCCAAACTGATTCTGCATTCTCTCCCCAGTAATATTCGCACTTACCCTCTTTGATCGGTGCCGAAATAAAATAAGATTGATACTCACATGGCTTCGCCGTAAACCGGTAGCAACTTTCTTTCTGGGAACAATCTGTCCCTGGGCACATCGTTATGTCTGGCATTTTCTAAATTTTAGTTTAGTCAAATCCATTTCTTCTTCATAGGATATAAACTTATCACAGTAATCATATGCAAAAGGTGTAATTATAAAATATGCTTGAAAATCATCATCAGGAACTAAAAACCTGTAGCACTTATTTCGTATAGGACATTCAACACCTTCGCATTTATTTATATCGCTCATGACATCATTTCTTTAACAAATTCACGAGCTTCCAATACTTTCTCCTTGGCTTTTTCAATTACTTCAGGATTGTAATCGATGTCAAACTCCTTAATTCTGTACATATTTTCCACGTGTGAATAGCTTACTGGCTCCTCATAAGTCAAGTATTCTGGAGTGTCCTGAAGCGTGTAAACCAACTTAGCCTTTTTTAAGCCTGTCAGGTGCATGTAAACCTGAAGTTGATAGTAGTATCCCATGTCAGGCTCTTGGTCGAACAGAGGGAAAGTATAGCAGTCCCAAGAGGTTTTAAAATCGTATACTACACCTTCGTGCATACAATCTGGAGTTCCTGTGAAGAAATCATCTTCAAAGTTGTCCAGATTTTTAATCATAAAACTCTGATCCTTGGCAATCGAGTAAAACTCAATCGCCATATCTTCTAAAGCCAATCCCTTCTGGATGTACTTAGATTTAATCTGCTTTTTTACTCCGTAAATCTGCTCTTTTACCCAATCCTCAATGTAGCTTTTTGCTGTCTGAGATAAAGTTTCGGATTTTGATCTAGCGTTGGTCATCAACTGACCTAGCGCACTTGCTCTGCATTTAAAGTTCATGATAATAAAAGTTTTTCGTTGTCTGATGTTAAAATATAAACTGCCTTAATTTGCGCCATAGTTACTTGACCTTTGGCAATAGAATCTTTTGCTCCGTTCCACTTTGGATGCTTTGGACTAAGTTCCTCCTTTTTTGCGCCATGATCATTTGTCGAATCCGGATCTTTCGTATCATCGATTAAAAGGAGACCTGAGAGCGCATACTTTCGAGAATAACTTGAACTACTACCGAATGACTGCGCAATATCCATTCCTTTGCGATTGATATCGATTCCAGCTTGCGCAGTTACTGCTCTACCTTCGGTTCTTCCTTCTTTGTCTACCTGAATTGATACAGTACTTTCTACGAAGACAATACCTCCTACTTCTTTTATTTCGTCTTCAATAGTCAAGGTGCATTCGTACTTCAATAGTAAAGGCTTTAATGCTTCCAGGATATCCTCGCAGCTTCGGTACTTGTATTTTCCGAACGCGTTAAACTGGTTCTTTGGAGCTTTTAGCTCCGACTGAATTAAAATTAGTTCTTTCATGTGTTTGTGTTTTTTACTAGTGTTTATTTTAAAATTTAAAGGGGGGGGGTGGGGTAAATTTCTAGCGTTTTAATCTCAGCGTATCTGAATGTAAACTGATCCCAGTACGTTTCGAACGTCAATAAAATATCATGTTTTACACTATCGGAAATATCGCCGTAGTTTTCCACTATCCATTGTTTTATTCTATCCTCTACCATTTTTAATCCAGTTTAAGTCTACAAATACTATCCATTGGTTGCCTATCTTCTTAGGAGCTTGAACCCATTCGGCAGGAAATATACCTGATCGGATAATCTGGTGAACTCTGGTTGATTTTTCACTATAGCCTTTGAGTACTCCGTACTCTGTGGCTGACATCATTTCGTAAAGCATTTTTTAATTTCGTTTTCTAGTTTTTCAATAATAAATGGATCTAAAATTTGGCAAACGATTTTGTAATGATCTGTAAATCGCTCGTTTAATTCATCGTAAATTTCTAGCGAAAGTGATTTTCCACTACCGAAAAAAAGGTCTAAAACAATTCCTTCGTTTTCGAATGATTCGAGTTCCAGAGTAAATCCAGATTGCTCAAAAATAAATTGGTGATCTTTTAGCATTTTGTGTGTTTATTTAGTGTGATATAAAATTATAAATTGTTGTAATTCGATGCAAGCTTTTGTAATTATTTATTTTCTGTTTTCCACTAGCGGTAGATTTTTTATTTGACTGGTTTTATTTTCCACTACCGATTTTATTTTCCACTACATCCTGAGAAATTTTATTTTCCACTAGCATTTTTGAAATTTTGGAACTGGTTCTAACCAGTTCTAATTTCCACTACTGGTTTTGTTTTCCACTACGGATCACCGCTATGTTTTCCACTACTGGTTTTGTTTTCGTCTACTCTTTTTGTTTTCGTCTACTAATTAAGTGCGCTAATTTTTACGGCGCTGCTTTGGGTTTCGTCTACGGATTCTGTTTTACTCTACGGATTCTGTTTTATACTACTGCTTTGGGTTTCGTCTACTGCTTTTGTTTTATACTATGGTAAGCGGTTAACCTTTGCGATTCATTACAGCCTATTTTTAGGCCCGTAGTAAAGCGATCTTTTTTTATTTATACTCTGATATAGGTAATAAATTGGACTCGTTAAACGGGCTAAAATAAGTCCATTATTTAATAACCGCGAAAATTTGGCCCGCTGCTTTTATATCTTTGTAGGTTTTCGATTCGCTGGAATAGGCCTTACCGTCGAAATAAATTGTTTCGCCTGACTGTATTGTTTTTCCCGTTTCAGCGCAAGCGCTTTTAAATCGGGCTGTAATAAATTTACCCATGTATTATTTGGTTTCTATTTTTTGCAAGTTGTACGCGACGCAATCCAATCCGTACTCAATCGAATAACCTATTTTAAAGAGTTCGTTTTCTAGTCTTATTAAGTTCGTGTACGTTTGTTCCTTTGCCATGTAACGCGCCAAAATAGCCCGCAAGTTAGCGGGCCAAAGTTCCGGATATTCGAATAGGTCAACCATGTAATTAATGCTCTAAAATTACAATATGTTTTTTTCCTTTGCGCTCACCACTACATAAACCGCATTTTTCGCAAGTGGATTTAAATCCCGCTTCTTTGGATGCTGGACAAACTACAGCATTTGAAATTGGTTTACTGCTTGCAATAAACGAACGGAATCCCATTTTTTCCGCTATTTTAGATTGACCTTCGCTATGAGTAGATGCCATGAAATATTTGGCAAAATCTAGATTTTTAGCCCATTGGTGAGTATAGCCCGTGTGAGATTTTGATACGTCAACCATAGATGCGACCAAATCCAAAGGTATTAAAGTAGGTTCCCCATATGTGCCAAATCTAATATATCTATCCTTTGACATTGAAAGTATTTTTTCTGTAGCGTTATTAACATATGGAACAAAATCCAAAGTAGTAAATTCTCTAACTATAGATTTAAGCATTGAAACAAAACCGCTGTATTGCTGATATTTGTGAGTATAACATTTAAGATATCCCCTAAATGGGCAATCAAAACAAACCTTTTCCGCAAGGTCAAAAAACCGCTTTGGTTGAATCTTTGTTCCTGTATTCATGCACTCTTTAACGTAGTTGAATTGATCAAAGGAAAAGGAATAAACCTGTAATATCTTTTCTTTTCCAGCTGATATTTTGGCGTTTGTGGTTACATCTAGCTTGAAAACTAAAATTGCCTCATTTTTAATTTTGGTAGTAACTCTCATTTTTTCCGTGTTTATGTGTTTACAATAATATAGGTAATAAATAGGCGGAATCGATTAAAACCGATATCACCAAAGCTTTGAACGTTTCTAGCTTTGTACCTTTGAAATTCGAAATAAGTATTAAAGTTATCATTTTAGTATTTGTTTTGTAAAAATGTATAAGCTTGTTTTACACTACTTAAAAAACTTTCTTCCTCGTTTTCGTCGTCGTATACTATGTATTCTACTTTTTTACCAAACGCGCTTGCGATCGTTATGCCGTTTTCTAAAGCTATGTAAACGTATCCTGAATTGATATTGAAACCTTCTTCCATTATTTCTTCGCCGGCGAAGTTTTCAGCGTATGCGGCCCAAACAATTGATTTTGATTTTGCGTCTAGGTATCCGAGTGAATTTGTCATTTTTGTTAGTGTTTAGAGTTTGTTAGTTTATTTAAGTAGTTGTAATCCTAGCAAATATCCAAGGAAAAATATTGGACTAAATGCGATAATAAAGTAGATTATTTGCGCGAGTACTTTTGTAGCTTTCTTCATGATTAATATCCAATTGATTCAAGTTGCATTCCGTAGATAATCCCAACGATTAAAATAACCGCCATAATGCCGAAAGCTATAATATTAGCTTTTGCGTTTTCGTTAATTCTGTTTGCGTTTACTGTGTTTGAAGTTTTCATGTCTGTTTGTGTTTTGTGTTTGTGTTGTTGTTGTTTCTAATTGTTATTCAAATATAGTGCAGACTTTTGTAATATGCAAGTATTTGTAATAATATTTTTATTTTTTTTTATTTATTTTCAATTACCTTTGGTTTGAATATTCATTTTATTTCATTTTTAGTTGTCATGACAAATAAAAAAGGAGCTGGAGGAGCTCGCGAAGGAGCTGGAAGAAAGCCTAAAATATTGGAAGTCAAGCTAATAGAGCAAATGGATGCAATAGCAGTTCCAAACGAAATTTGGAAAGCCTTACTATATAAATGCAAAGAAGGTGATACAGCCGCGTTAAAACTTTGGTTATCTTACCGTTTCGGATTACCAAAACAGCAAATCGATATAACTAGCAACGGCGAAAATATAGCTCCACCAATCCAATGGCTGAGAAAAAATATTGAAATTGAATCGGCAAAAGTTATCCTGGACGGCGATAACCTGGACTCGG